CCGAACCGTAACTAAGGTTATGCCTGTTTCAGGAATTTACCGCGTAGAGGTGTAGGCCGTGTCGGTTACCGCTGATTTTCAAGCCCAGTTCGAAGCTCTAGTTACAGGTTTAACCGAAGGGGAAACCGCTTTTGTTCGAAGTGAGATAGAGTCGGCCACCGTTGCTTTTCTGAATAATGTCTTTACTTCTCTTGCTGCAATGATAAGCGCTATGTCGAAGGAGGCGGAGGTAATTGGCTACGCGCCGAATGCTTTTGGTTATGAGGGAACAAGTAAACGAATAACCTCACGATGGCAAATTCGCAAAAATATAGGCCTAGGTAAGAAGCCTTTAACTCAAGAGCCGATGTTGTTTAGGGGACTCAGTGAGAAAAAAGGTAAGACTTCTCTAGTTCAGTTGCTAAGACGATTAGGCAGCAATAATGATGTTGGTGCAAAGCTTTATACGGGACTGGGGGGGCTTTCTTTGTCTCCGGTTGCTACGGGTTCCTCCGCTTTAAAGCCCGGGCTCAAGTTTTCAAAATGGGCGGGTAAAGCTTATAACCCTAGAACTCGAGAGTATGTGGCGTGGAAAGATGCCGTGATCCCTGCGGTAAATCATTACTTAAGACAAGGCGCGGTTAGAACCAATACGGGTGCAAGATTAGGTCCCAACTCTAGAGTCTCTGTTGAAGGAAGACGAGGCCAGATATCCGTACAACGTGCCTTAGTTGAGGGGTTGGCCAGTGCAGGTATCAACGTGAGTTTTCTATCCAAACTCAACAGCTTTCTAGGTGCTAAATCGGACTTTGATGAACTGGCCGATATACTTGAAACGTTAGGCTTAATCGACCAAAAGGAACGAAACAAGATAGGTCATTTGCATAAGTACAAGCACGCTATTTTGTTACCTTACTTTGGCGCCTTACTTTCTAGCACAGGAAAAAATTCTTTAACCGCTTACCTACAACGAGAAGGTGTCCTTTAAATGGCCCAGTATATAAATATCCAAGCCTCTTTACTTCGCTTCTGCAGTGATAATGCAAAGCTATTACGTGCGCTTGTCGGAACTGAATTTAAGAGCCTCAACCTCGATGCCTTTTCCAATGAAGATGAGTTACCGGAAGGGGACTTTATTGGTATTGAGGATTTAGCAGTACAGTCGGGCACGGACGATATTCCGCTAGACACGCTTTCTGCGGCAGTAACAATTAGCACGGTATCTGACACTAACAATATGCGACTAACAAAAGTCGTAGATCATATTTTTGAGTGTTTAAGGCCAACGAAAGCCTTTACGCTTTTTGATGAAACTACAGGGGCTAGAAGGGGAAATATTACGTGTATGAATATGACCCAAATTCTTCCTGTTCAGGACGGAAAAAATTCTCGGGTTATTCAGTCGATAATTTTTCAGGCCTCAGCTTTAGATGAATCGACAAAATGAGTAAGTCCTAAGTCCTTCAAGCTGGCGCAAACAGCGATTTGAAAAGCTTGTTGACGGGTGTATAGTGTTCGTTGGCAGTACTGATCAAGACGATTCAAAACTTTTTTGGGTAGTCTTAAGGTAAAGCTTTTTGATGATGCCGACTTAGGAACAACACGCATATCGATTGGACTTAAGTTATTGTGTAAAAAGTGGTCTAATAAGACGCGCAACTTGTCCGCATCCGATTCACCTTCAATAGGTGCTCTGGCTGCGGTCACAAAAATGTTCGTGGGTGTGATGATTGAAATTGGTGTAAGTTTTGCCATGTTTCATCCTCCTTCAGCAAGGTATCAATAATAACCTAAAATTTGGAGATTGACGATGGCTGGTGAAGCTAAAACAACTGATTTTATGTTGGGTACTGCCACTGTAATGATTGGTAACCCAGAAGACCTCTATAAACTAAACCCAGAAGAACACTCTGTGGGCCTAGTTAAGAATTTCACAGTAGAAGCAACCAAGGAACGTTCTGACCTTACCCAAGGCCGAACTAACGATGTTGTTTTCACACTAACAACTGGTGCCAATACTCGAGGCACATTCGAAATGTACGAATACACCGAAAAGAACCTTGCTTACGCGTTGGGTCTAGACGGTGGGGAGTTGGTATCTCCTGAAGGTGATGCTCACGTAGTTAAGACTGCAGCTTCTTTCTCATCAGGTGCGGTATCCCTAGAACTCAATGATGGTACAGGACAGGATATTAAGGTAGGTAGCTGGGTTAGTGTTCGCGACCCTATCTCAGAAAATATTGTTTTAGGTACCGTAACAAATGTTTCAGGGCTTACAACGGGTACGGCAGAAACCGCTACTATAGAAGTAGAAGTACCTGACAGCACTATGGCTTGGGAAGTTCCGGCTGGCGCATATGTATCCCTAGTAACGGTACTTGATGTGGGCTCAACGGATGTTGACCGAGACTTTGCCGCTAAGGTTCAAGGCCAGCTAGCTAACGGTAAGTGGATCACACTTCTTATTCCTAAGATGCGTGTTTCTTCAGGTCTTACTATGGCATTTGGTACCGACAACTTCGGTAATACACCATTTGAGTTTACGCCACTTAAAGTTACACCTTCCGATACTTACTATGCACCTTTCAAAGGTACCTCTGGTAAGTTGGTTCATGACTCAGTACAAAGCGCATTGTCGTAAAACCCTGGGTTTAAAAACTGTTTAGAAGGCCTCTTCGGAGGCCTTTTTTAAGGAAATTGACGATGAGTGATAACCCTTCTGTAACCTTTAACATCAGCGTTAACGGCGAAGATAAAGAAGTTTTCATGAGTTTTGCGCTACTCAATACCATCACAGGGTACTTTAGAAATGCGGAAGAACTCGAACAAATCCTCTTAAATTCCGACGTTCGAGCGAGTGTAATTACTGAACTCCTATCTGAAAGAAATGAGACGGGCCGAATAACCCAGAATTTCGATATTAATACAATGAAGGCAGACCAAGACCAAATACTGGACTTGCTGGAATGGGTATCGGAGCACGTTGAGACTTTTTTTATGAAGGCTCTACAAAGAGCCAAGCAGCGAATGAAGAAGAAGCAGACCACTTAGAAGTCTTCAATTCTTGGTACCTAAAACTGTCGTTTGAAGAGCAGTTGTGTTTTGTTTTCGAAACGGTACCCAGCCAGCTACAGAAGATATTTTGGTCGCATAGCAACCAAGATATCAAAGTTAAAACCAAGCTAACACTTGGATTAAAGACTGTCACAATGACCCAAGAGTATGTGACGTTATTGAATGCCGCAGGGACTATCTTCGGTAAAAAAGAAAGTGGTTCAGGCAAGCCCAGACGTAAAACTACGAGCACGGTACCAAAAGATGAAATAGAAGCTGAGGCCCGAGCAAGAGCCGTTTTTGGGTAACAATTAGGGGAAATTGACGATGGCCGGCAGCAATGCATCCAATACAATTAGAAATACCTTACTTAATTTTACCGTCGATCCTAAATCCAAAAAGGTAATCGAGGAACTAACTCGCGAGTTTGAAAAGCTAGAGCGGGTCACACAAGCCGCGAGTCAACAACTTCAAGCCAACATTAAGGCCATTAAGGACACCCCACAGGGGCGCTCTGAACTCGCCCAGAACGCTAAGAATGAAGTTAACACCCAGCGCAAAATCTTAAGTGAGAACCAAAAGAATGCGCGTGCGTTACTAGATCAAATTGCCTTAACCCTTGGGAAGGGACTCAACCCTCAACAGCAACAGCAATTAGTGAAAGGGCTGAATCAAGCCTTTGGGGAAATTACAGGCCGATTCACTAAACAGGCCCAAGCGCAAGCCAAGAAACAAGCAAAGGATCTTGCTGACTATTACGACCTTCAATTTCGTAAGAACCCTACTGTTCCAAAAGGAAGCCAGCTCTATAAGTCTCGAGTAAACACGTTAAATGAAAGTGAATTGCGCACAGGGATTCAAAGGCAAAAGCTTTTACGTAGTGGAGCACAAAGTGCGCTTAACGATGCGATTCGGTTAGGTGATACCAGCCTTGAGAAGAAAGCTCAAAATGCGCTTAAGAAGCTTGAGTCCGGCTTAGTCGCTGCGGAAGAAAGACTAAAGAAATTTACCGAGGCTTCTAAAAAAGCAGAAGTAGCGCAAGACACGCAAGCTCGAACTGTAAGACGAACGCTTAAATCCTACAATGATGATGAGTTTCGATTAAACCCTACCGTAGCTAAAGGGCAGAAGGTTAAAGCGTCTCAAATCTCTACGTTGAACCGAACTCAACTAGAGGACGCTATTGCTCGGAATAAGGTTTACGAGAATGCCGCCCGTAAAGCGCTGAAGTCCAGTCTCGCGCCGGAGACGAGAAATAAAACGCTAGAGAATAACGCGGGTAAAGCGCTAAGAGAACTTGAAGAATCAACCAAGCTTGCCAAAGCACGATTAAAAGAATTCGCTGATGCTGCGGCCGAGGCCAAGCGTGCTGAAAAAGCCGCACAAAAAGCCCAGCGGCCTTCGACACAAGTAACCGAGCAACAGCGTGTCGCTCGTCGTATTGAACAGATTAGACAATCGCAAACCAATCAGCGCTTAGATGGCGGAGCCCAGCTATTTAGAAACCAAGGGCAGTTACTTCGTAACTACGCTGTGATGGGCGCCGGTGTTGGTGGCCTTGCAACGTCCGCCACGTTTTCAACTGAGCTAGATAGACAGTTCAAACAACTCCAATCCATTGTGAACCTCACCAATGAAGAAATGGAAGAGCTGTCTAAAAACCTTATTGATGTTTCTGAGAAAACTAAGTTTACAGCCACGGACGTCGCAGATGCGGCCATAACTCTTGGTCAGGCTGGCTTAGGTCAAAATGATATCCAGAATGCGATAGAGGGCGTTACGCTCTTTGCTACCGCGGTAGGTTCGGACTTAAAAAGTGCCGTTGACCTAGCCACATCAACATTAGGGGTATTTAATAAAGACAGTTCGCAGATGATCAACATCGTAGACAAAATGACTACGGCTGTGAACAGCTCCAAATTGAACCTTGATAAACTTGCCTTAGGTCTTCAGTACTCGGGTAACTTAGCGGCCCAGTCTAATGTGACGTTTGAAGAAACGGTCTCGGCACTTGGCGCAATGGCTAACTCGGGTATCCGAGCGGGTTCGACCCTTGGTACCGGCCTTCGACAAATTATTATATCTCTGCAGAAACCGTCAGAGTCTTTTACCGAGATTGTACACAACCTCGGGCTCTCAATGTCTGACCTAGATATTACGACTCACGGTTTGATACCGGTAATGAAAACGCTGGCCGAGAGTGGTTTTACTGTCCGTGATGCTATGGAAAGTATGGAAGTGCGTGCAGCATCAGCATACGGGGCTTTTGCAAATAACATTAGCGTAGCGGAAGACCTAAGCGAACAAATGCGTATTGGTGGGTCTGCGGCCCGTGCGAACGACACGCAGATGGAAGCCTTAGCTAACCAGTTAGACCGTTTGGGCTCTATCAGTAAATCGATTGTCTATGAGTCAATGGAGCCACTACTAGACACCATTACCAAGCTTACTGAAAAGACCGCTGACTTTCTTTCAGTGGTAAGAGACCTAGGGCCAATTTTAAGCGCTTTAGCAGTACCAGCCTCAATACTAGGGGGCGTGCTGGCCACAAGAAGCGTTCTTCGTTTGGGCGCGGGGTTACTTGGCGGCGTGGATATGCTGACCGGAGGAAAAGGTAAAGGTAGCACAATCTCTAGGCTTGCTAAGGTTGCCACGGGTAGGGGATTAGGTACC